CACTTCCGCAGCGATCAAATTTCAGCACTGCCCAACGGCACGCTGGATATCACAAACACAAACACAACATGCAATCATACGACGACAACAACCGCGGGGCAGCGTTCCCGCGGGAAAAGAAAAACCCCAACGCGCCGGACTACTCCGGCCCGCTAAACATCGAAGGCAAGGAATTGGAAATCTCGATTTGGAACAAGACGTCCAAAGCGGGCAACGACTTCCTCTCGATCAAGGTTGGCCCGCCTTGGAAACCCAAGGAGAAGGCCGACTACAACGCACCGAAGGTGGAGACACCGCGGATTACTGACGCACCGGACGACGACATTCCGTTCTGATGCCGCTCTTTGAAACAGCACAGCACCGCGAGGTGGAGGAGCGGATCATCCGCACCGCCGCCGAGGCGTTTAAGTGCGAGGCCGCGCCATGCTCTAAAGCCTATTGCGTGGATGCTGTGCTGTTTCGGAACGGGCGGGCTGTGGCGTTTGCCGAGGCCCGTCAGCGCAAGGACAAGGACGGCGAACTGCTGTCGATTAACAAATACAACACGCTGACATGGAGCGCGCAAAAATACGTCCACGCCATGCAGATGACCGACCTTTTGCCGGTCGCCTTTTGCGTCGAATGGCTGGAGGGCATCCACTACATGATGATCCAGCGCAAACCGTATCCGGTGGGCTACATGATTCCGAACAAGGTGCGGTGGGAACCAGACAAGGAACCCGTCGTTCACATTCCGGTGAGCGAGTTCAAGCTGATCGCGCCGAGGGAATACTCATGGTGACCAAACTATGAGATGGCACGAAAACAACAAGCCGCAGCCCAACAGCGGCGACCGGCGCATTGTTAGGCGCTTTCTTATTTTTCCCAAAGAAATGCGCGGGGAGTGGCGCTGGCTGGAAATGGCGTCGTGGACACAACGCTACGAGCCGCGCTTTTACGAAGACTACACGCACTGGGGTTGGCGCAACAAACCGGACGAAGGATGGCAAAACCCATGAAGATCGACTACGCCATCCAAACCAGCGAGCGCACCCGCGACCGGCGCACGCTGTGCGAAAACTGGACGCGCCACGTTCAAAAACCCTCGACCGTCCGGTTTGTCAGCGACGAGCAAGTAGGGCGAGGGGATTACTTGTCGGCTATCGACAAGACGATCTACGCGCTGGACACGTTCCAGCCGCATTACGACTGGCTCTACATCGTGGACGACGACGGCTATGTGGTGCCGCGGCGACTGGAGTTGCGACTGATCGACGTCAACCCCGACGAGCATCACGCCATTGGATGCGTGCAGGGCGTGCTATCCAACGACACGCACAAGTTTCCGGCGATTCATGGCGGGTGCGGCTACGCGCTGTCGCGGGCGACGGCACTGACACTGCAACAGCGGCACTGGCATGGGGAACTGGTGCGACACCACCGGAGCAGCGATGCTACGGTTGCAATCAATTTGCACCTCATCCGCGTGGTGCCAACGCACGACGAGCAATTCAGCGACGGCGCACCGAAAAACGAGACGACATTCATCGCGTGCCACAAGGCGAAACCGGAGGACTACGCACGACTTAATAGCGCACAGGCAGGAGCGGAACCAAGTAAGGAAGGATATTTAAGGAAACCAAACGACCAAGCGGTCAATGTTTTAGTTTGACCATCAGAGTAGAAAAGTTGCAACGACATGACTTCGCAAATCGAAAAAGACAAGCGCATCGACGAGGTCGCTCAATGGATCTTGAGCGGCATCGGCTACACTGAAGTGCTTGCCAAAACTTGCACTACTTTCAAGGTCTGCGACCGGACGGCTCGCAGCTATGTTGCCGCGGCCAATGCCATTGTGCGCGAGACGCGGATGACCTTAAAGGAAGCCACGATCATCGAAGTGGTCGCCTGTTTGAAAGACACCTACCATTCAGCGCGGCGAGACAACGACCACAGTGCCGCTACCGGAGCCATCCGCGAACTGGTCAAGCTGCTGGGTCTGGCCGAGGCCGAGAAGCAGGAGGTCAAACACGACCTCACCGACGAGTTTGTTGGCGTCTTCCGCGGAATCGTGAAAGCCAGCGACAAACCGGCGTGACAACCGACGACTTGGCCAACCCGCTCTGGCGGTTGCGGAACCTTTACCATATCAAGCGGGCCGACGACGGGCGCATCATCAAGTTTGAGCCGAGGCCGGAGCAGCAGAGGGTCTACGACATGCTGTTCAAGGAAGGCGTCAAGCGCCTCATCATCTTGAAGGCTCGCCGTCTGGGCATGTCCACCGCCCTCGACGTCCTGCTGACCGACCAGATGCTGTGGAACGCTGGAACACAATGCTCGCTTGTCGATCAGACCGCGGCGGATGCCGAGCGCAAGTTAGCGACGATTGCCAAGGTCGCCTTGGACAACCTCCCTCCGGTTGCCTTGCAGTGCATCGAGAAGGTGCGGGACAGCGGCAGCATCCTTGAGGTCAGCGTGGCCGGAGAGGCCGCGTCGTCTTTCTTTGCCGGTCTACGCGCCCGTGGCGGCACCAACAACTGGCTGCACCTCTCCGAGTGGGGAGTCATCCAAGCGGACGACCCGCGGAGATCGGAGGAAATTCTGACCGGCGCGATCCCCAGCGCCGAGCATGGCCGGATCATCATTGAAACTACTTGGAAGGGCGGGAGAGGGGGCCACCTATGGGAAATCGTCAAGGGAGCCTTGGAGACGCCGGAAGCGGCCAAGACCGACAAGGATTGGCGCGTGGTCTTCTTTCCGTGGTGGAAAGACCCGACCTATGTCGTCGAGGGCGATGTGGCCACGATCAGTCCAGCAATCAGTCAATACCTTGACCAGATGCAGTCACAAACAGGCCACACTTTTAGTGACCAACAACGCCTCTGGTATGACCGGCAGTCCCGCGACCTTGGCCTCTTCATCTTCCGCGAGTTTCCAACCACCTTGGACGAGTGCTTCAAGAGTCCGGTCGAGGGCGCGATCTATGCGGGCGAACTGGACAAGTTGCGAGCCTCCGGTGCCATCAGCGCCTTCAAGACCGACAACAGCACGCTCGTCCACACCGCGTGGGATCTGGGAAGTCCGGTCAATACGGTGGTCTGGTATTTCCAAGTGATCGGCGGCAACGAGATCCGCGTGATCGACTGCGACATGGATCTGGACATGACTCCTGTCCAGCGCGTTGGCCACATGCTGGCCAAGGGATACAGCTACGGAGCGCATTTCCTGCCGCATGACGCCGCGGCGACTCGCACCAGCGGCAAAGCCGACGCCCAAGTCTACACCGAGGCCGGACTGGCCAATGTGCGCGTCCTACCCCGCACGCATGACATCTGGATCGGCATCAATGCCTGTCTGCAAATGTTCCCGCGGTTCTCGTTCCGCCTGCCTGCCTGCGAGCGTGGTTTGGATGCGCTGGCCAACTACGCCTACAAACGCAGCAGCGCGACCGGCATCGTGGTCAACGAGCCGGTGCATAACTGGGCCAGTCACGCCGCGGACGCGCTCCGCATGATAGCCGAGGCCGAGATGGCAGGGATGCTCAAGACCGGCTTTGCCAAGCCGCGCCCGACCGTGGTGACGACCGGCATCCGCGACTTGGACTTCAACCGCAGGACAATCGTGAGACGATGACGCCGATTCAAAAGTGCAAACTGCTTTATACCGCGGACAGCCCGCGGACGTTTGAAGAAGACATGCTGGCGCACCTCTCGCATGGCTGTTTCTTCTCGACGCCGGAGTATGTGATGATGGCGCGTCCGGTGTGCAGCGCGGCCCCACAGGAGATGATCAACGACGTCTGGTGTGGCTTCCAGCGCAAGGACTGGGACGCATGGTATGTCTACGCCTTTGCCTTGGCCGACGATCAAGGCTTGCAGGGTTTAGTCAAAAAACTATTGCGCCACATACCATTTTATCTTCCGCTCATCGCATGGGAGAGAAGTGGCCATCCGCTGACTTTCTTTCAGACCGACAAACTCATCCAAAAATATGCGATTCTACAACTCGTCCAAGATTGACCTAACGTGCCGCTGCCACTTCGGCGGTGGAGCCAAGACGCCGCCCGCGCCTCCGGCCATGCCTGCGTTCCAAGCGCCTCCGCTTCCGCCCCCACCGCCACCGCCGCCACCGCCACCGGAAGCCCAAACGATGGGAGCCAATGACGCCGCCAACATGCAGCGAAGCGCCGCGGCCCGTCGTTCAGGTTTCCGAAAGTCGATCCTCGCGGGCGAAACCGGCGGCTACGTCAATCCGGCCACGGGAGCCAACAGCCTCCTTGGCTAATGGATGGAGCTAACTTTCCATCTGGCCGTCTTTGCGGTGGGCATCGTCCTGCTGATTACCGCGGCTAACGACCCCGACATGTGGTGAAAGACAACGTCCAACTGGCCGACTGGGTGCTGGCAAGGAACCAAGACTTGGGTTCCGAGCGTGCCTCATGGGACACGCATTGGCAGGAGTTGGCCGAGTATTTCCTGCCGCGCAAGGCCGAGATCAGCGCCAAGCGCAGTGTGCCGGATTCTTCGCGCTACGACGTCCTCTTCGATACGAGCGCCGTCCAAGCCGCGGCCACGCTGGCCAATGGGCAGCTTGCCTACATCACGCCTGCTGACAGCCGGTGGTTTGTCTACGAGCCGCCCAAGGGCGTGATGAGCGACAAGGCCAAGCAGTGGTATGCCAAGTGTTCCGAGGCGACCCAGTTGCTCTTGGCCACCAGCAACCTCTACACCGAGATCCACGAACTTTACTACGACGACAGCGTCTTTGGCAGTTACTGCATGTTCGTCGAATCGGGCATCTCGCACCCGCTTGTCTTCCACAAGTTCGACATCGGCACCTACTCACTGGCCGAGAACGACGAGGGTCTGATTGACACCGTCTTTAGAGAGTTGGAACTGACCGTCCTGCAAGCCGCGGACAAGTTTGGCGAAAACGCCCTTGCGCCCGCCATGCAAAAGAAGCTGGCCGAGATCCGGCGCACCGGCAAGGGCGGCACAGTGAAGCACCGCTTCGTTCATGCCCTCTACAAGCGCGAGGACAACGACCGCGACCGCAACAAGGCCGACGGCCCGAACAAGCCTTGGGCGTCGGTCTACGTTGACCAGAGCAACAAGCATGTCTGCCGCAACAGCGGTTACGACGAGAAACCTTTCTTCGCCGGTCGCCATGTTAAAAGCCAGCAGGGCGTCTACGGTGTCTCTCCGGCATGGATGGCGCTACCCGAAGCCCGCCAACTCAACTTTTTAGCCAAGCAACTTGACGCCCTCTCCGAGATCAAAGCGTTCCCTCGTCTCCTCATGCCCGCTACGCACGAAGGGGAAGTCGATTTGCGCTCTGGGGGCGTCACCTATTACGACCCGACGCAACCCAACGCGCTCCCGCAGGAGTGGGCCACCGCGGGCGACTATTCTATTGGACTCGACCGCGAGGCCCGCAAGACCAACGCGATCAATACCGCTATGCATGTGGACATGTTCCGCATGTTCGCCTCGATGGAGCGCACCAACATGACCGCGACCGAAGTGGCCGAGCGGGCCAGCGAGAAGCTGGTGCAGTTTTCCCCCTCGTTCACCCGCAAGACCACCGAACTGCTTTCGCCCATGCTGCGCGGAGTTTTCGGTATCCTCATCCGCAACGGCCATTTTCCCCCGCCGCCGCAGGACGCGATCCAGATGGACGCGATGGGCCAGCCCATGCTGCCGGAACCAGAAGTCAGCTACGTCAGCAAGGTCGCGCTGGCCATCCGCGCCATGCACAACCTTTCCTTGGCAAGGACAATGGAGCGCAACGCGATCATCGCCCAAGTGCGCCCCGAAGTGCTGGACAACTTCAAGTGGGACGTCATCGCCCGCGAAACCGCCCGCAACGACGGACTGCCCGCCGACTGGCTGGCCGAGGAGGACGAGGTCGAAGAGGCCCGCGCCGCCCGCGCACAGGCACAGGCCCAGATGCAGCAGCAACAAGAGATGCTCACGATGGCCGAGGCCGCAGGCAAAGCCGGTAGCGTCAAGCAGGACAGCGCCCTTGGCCGTTTGATGAATCAAGCCACCGCATGACCACTGACAAAGAGTTGGAGCGCAGCAAGTCGCTTCAGCGCATCAACAACGCTTACCACCGCTGCTTCGACAACGAAGACGGGCGCGTTGTCCTCGACAACCTC